CATGGGCGGACAGACTGACGAACACGACATGCACCGCAGCGCGTACGATGCGGAACGGCTGGAGGCATTGTTGGAGGACGTGGGATTTGAGCAGGTGAGCGAATGGCAGGGGACTGCAGGCGACTGCAGCAGCCATTTTGTAAGCCTAAACAGAGTCGGAACAAAGCCGCAAACAGCACCAGTCAGGAGAACGGCGACCGTCAAAGTCGCAGCGTATTGCACGCATCCCCGATATGAGGCCGTGGCGGCGAGAAACATCATTGACGGAGCACTGAAGCCGCTGGGAATCAACTTGCACTGTTCGCAGGGTGTTTTTTGGGGGCAGTGTATGCAGCGAATGTTTCAAGATGCGATTGACCGCGGGGTTGATTGGATCTTGAGCATTGACAGTGACAGCCTGTTTACTGCCGAGCACGTGCGGCACATCATGGACATATTCGCACAAACGCCAGAGGCGGACGCACTGGCCGCGTTGCAATGCAGACGCGGGGCATTGTTTCCGCTGCTGACAACAGGCAATCACCAGACAGGCGACGAAATCAGGATTGACGGCAGACCGCTGAAAGTGACAACAGCACATTTCGGGCTGACGTTGTTTCGAGTTGAAAAATTCAAGACGCTGCCGAAGCCGTGGTTTCGGAGTGTTCCGGGCAAAACCGGCGATTGGGACGATGACAGGCTAGACGATGACATCTATTTCTGGCATGTGTGGCGCGAAGCGGGAAACACAATCTACGTTGCACCCAGTTGCAGTATCGGACACCTTGAAGAAATGTGCGTTGTGTACGACCAAAACATGCAGCCGAAACACCAGTATGTCCACGAATGGCGGAAGGAGAACGGGTTGCAATGATCACATTGACACGGCAGTGGAGATCGTATCCGGTTGGGGCAATCGTCGCACCGGGGCGTGGGATTGAGTTGGAGCTGATGAGGCAGGGATTCGGGATTGAGTGCAAGCGACAGGAGCCGGAGAAATGCAACCAGCCAGCCCAACATTCACCACAACCAGCGGGCCGGCAGTCGAACCGATCACGCTGGAAGAACTGAAAACACGGCTGCGGATTTCGGGCTGCGATTTCGACGACGAAATCAACGACATGCTGAAGGCGGCACGCCTGCAGGTTGAGGCGGACACGTACCGCAAACTGATCACGCAAACCGTAGTTATGTACCAGGAGGACTTTAGCAGCCTGCTGGGGCCGGTGCAGATTCGACTGGCACCGATCCAGTCCATTACGCACCTGAAATACTACGACCGCGACGACGTTTTGCAGACGTTCTCCGCATCGGATTACTATGCAAACCTGACCAGCACACCACCAGAGATTCGGCTGAAAGAAGCGAAGCAGTGGCCAAACACGAGTCTGTATCGACCGAATAAGGTCGAGGTGACAATGGTGGCAGGCTACGGCAGCACAGCGGCGAGCGTACCGCGTGCGGCAAAGCTGGCGATCGTGGAATACTGCCGGGCAATGTGGGACGGCTGCGAGGGCAACACGGAGACGTATCGACGGCTGATCAGTTCTCTGCAGTGGACGGCTTACCATTCGGTGATCCAATGAAGTGCGACGCAAAGAGCCACAGGCACTACACCACCCGCATCACGGTCCAGCGATTGGCCGGGACTGCGGACGCGGCTGGGCACGTCAACGGCAACACGGACTCCAATTGGAGCACCTATTGCACGGCGTGGGCGTCAGTGCGGAGTCGTGGCGGTCGGGAGTTCTGGCGTGTGTCGCAAGTGCAGTCTGACGTTGATTTCGTGTTCAATTGTCCGTGGTCAAAGACTTTGGAAAACGCAACACCGGACATGCGCATTCTGACCGACGGCAAGGTCTACGAAATCGTGAGCGTGATCAACGTGGATTTGGCGAACAATTCCATTGAAATTCAGACGCGAAGGCGGACAACCTGATGTTTGCAAAATTTGCGTCTGGATTGAGTGGACACGGTCAACTGCTGGCCGCGCACGTGGACATGGTGGCGGTGCAAAAAGCCGCGCAGCGAATGCTGGCGACGGTTGAGGGCAAGGTTGCTACAAAGGCCCTGGCGGCGGTCGGGAAGTTTGGGAGGGACAAAGTCAAATCGGAGATCCCGACGCGGTACAAGTCCGTCAGGAAAGCAATCGCCTGGCGGCACGCGAAGCGAAAGTACAACGCGGGCGGGCGGGCTGTCAAAGTGGGGGCAGGCGTTGGGCCGAACATTCTGCGGAAGAAGCGACTGACAGACAAACAGCAGGCGAAGGCATCGCAGTTGCGGGAGAAGATTGCGACCACTCAGAAGTCTCGCAAGGACAGTAAGCGGGCAGGCGTTGGCATCGACAAAGCGAACGTGCACTGGTGGTTCAGCGGCACGCAGAACCGCATGACAGGCACCAAGCGAGGGCGTGTTGGTGGAAAGCGTGGGCGTGGTGGGTGGAAAGGCAAGTCCGTGCGACTGGACACCGGAGGCAAAAAGGCAAACCGCGGACGTATGCCACCACAGGCACGTCCCATCATGGTGACGCTGTCGGGGTACAGCGGAAACATTCGCGAGATTATCCGCGTGTACGTTTCCGAGGGCATCACAATTGAGGGGAACCGAAACAAGTGATTACCGGAATCCTGAATCTGTTGATCAACACCGCAGCCATCAGCAACCTGATTGGCAGTCGGTGTTACGTCAACAAGGCACCGCAGAAGGCGGCGTTGCCGTATGTCGTGCTGACGCAGTTAAACAGCGAAGAATTCCTGAGTCTGGACGCAACCACGAGCACACTCCGGAGCATCGTGATTGACGTGGATTGCAAGGGCCGGACGTTCCCGGAAACCGAGTCACTCGCAAACGCTGTCAAGACACGACTGACGGACTACAGCGGAGCAGCGGGAAGTTTCACGGTTGGGGCCACGATATTCAACAGCGAGTCACACGACTACGAGCCTGCAACGGACGGCAGCGACAACGGGGTGTTTGCGATAACGTTGGACTACGACATCATGTTCAATCCATAGGAGAAGTGAGAAATGGCAAAGCTGAAAGTCAAAGGCACGATAATTGAGCAGGCCAGCGGCACCACCTACACGGCGGTGGCACAGGTCACAGGATTCAGCATCAGCGGCATTGAAACCGAAACCTACGACAGCCGGACGCTGGACGGCACGGCGGGCGTTGAATACGACCCGACAGGATACGTTGAGGGCGGGAGTGTGACGTTCGATCTGTTGTATGATCCCGCATTGGCCGGACATCAGGCAATCACCGATCTGGCGGTGGCTGCGCATCTCACGACGAACGGACTGCCGAACGACGTGAACTGGAAGGTCAAGTTCGCGAACACCGCCAGCACCGAATTGACGTTTGTGTCAAGCGGGATCGGCGTGGACATCACCGGCGACGCAACCGACGGGCTGCGATCGTCGATCACGCTGAAGTGCGACGGGTGCCCTGTATTGCCTAGCTGATGAGGTGACGGAATGAAGTGCAGAACAACCAGAGATTTGGGTGCGGTCGATTCGTGGCAAAGCCCGCTGATTGTCGAGTCCGACAGTCGGCGGTTTGTCCCGGTCGGAACAATCATTGACCAGACGGAGCACCCGGAGACGAATTGCGTGGCACTGGTTCGCAATGGCGAAGCGGTACCAATGGATGACGAATGCAGGAAGGCGGCTGCGATGACGCAGGCGCAAATTGACGCGGCGGTGCGGGCGCAATTCAAGCTGCATCAGCCGGAAACAACAGACGATTCAGAGGGGAGCGACGATGAGGACAGTGATTGACCCGGCAGCATTTCGGACCCCGTTACCAGTCCTGCGGGAGGACGTTCCGGTTCCGGAATTCGGTGACGATGTGGTGATTCCGGTGTGGGGCATGACGGCACTGGAGCGGACACGGTTTGAGCAGTCCATGCAGGGCAAATCCGGACCAGTGGCCGCGCGTGTGTTGGAGATCCGTGAGCGGTTGGTGGTTGCCTGTTGCAAATCCGATGACGGCATTCCGTTGTTCACCACAGCGGACGTACAGGCAATCGGACAACAGCGGGCGGACGTGGTTGAGCGAATCGTGAATGCTGCACAGCGGTTGTCAGGATTCACGGCTGCGGACATCGAGACCACAGCAAAAAACTGAAACGTGATCCAGTGAGGTTGACGGCGTATCGGCTGGCCGAAGTGATGGGCTGGCTGGACGTGGATTCCATGCTGGATCACATGACACCGCAGCAATGGCAGGAATGGCAAGCGAAGGACGCAATTGACCCGATTGGCCACAGAGGCACGCATGAGGCACTGGGGATCTTTGCAGCGATGGTTGCCGGAGCACTGGGAGGCAAGGACGTGACACCAAACAGCGTAATGTGGTGGCGTGGTGAGCAGCAGGGATCGAAGCCTGCCAGCCACGACGTTGCAGCAATGGCACTGCAGGCAATAGGAGCAAGACGCCGTGGCTAGTCTCGGAACATTGGCCGTCAACATCGGGGCGAATACCAGACCACTGAAACAGGGGCTGGACAACGCACTGGGGCAGGCGAAATCGTTTGCGAATGGCGTGTTGCAGACCTTCACGGGAATGCAGTTGAGCAGCCTGTTTTCCGGGGCTGTTCAGCAGGTCAAAGGGATGGCGTTGGGTGTGGTGAATCTGGCCGCGGAGGCAGAAGTTGCGCGGGCTGCGTTTTCAACGCTGCTCATGGACGTGGACAAGGGCGCAAAGCTGTTCAGCGAGTTGGAGAAGTTCGCGGCGCGGACTTCGTTCAGTGTGCAGTCTGCAGGCGAAGCCGCAACAATGCTGCTGGCGAAGGGGGTCGGCGAAACCGACATCATCCCCACAATGCAGTTGCTGGGCGATCTGGCGATGGGCAATTCCGAGAAGCTGGGGTTTCTTGCCAAGGCTTACACGGACGTGCAGGCCAAGGGCAAACTGATGGCGCAGGAGCAAAATCAGTTTGCTGAAAACGGCATCAACCTGTTTGAATTGCTGGCAAAAACGACAGGCAAAAACACCGCTGAATTGATGGCGATGCGTGAGGCCGGACAAATCAGTTTCGGCATGGTGCAGAAGGCACT